TGAGTATTATTGATTCTATATGCACTATTTAAATCTAAATAGTTAACCAGTGATTTTTTTAAAAAATCACTTTTATTTATACTTATTACTTCAAATCTTTAATACCAAGATTGAACAAACTTATCACCTGCTTTAAACTTGTAAAAATCAAAGTACATAGCAAGGATTTCTATTTCGCCTCCTGTCATACCAGTATGCTTAATTGCTTCTTGTAATTCGACTCTTCCATTAGACGATTCCAATAACTTAAACAACTTTGTTATTGGGCTGTTAGCTTTACCAAGAATCCTACCTTCTATATCAATTTTAGATATACCAAACGGACAGAGAAACATAGATGAGACAAAACGCTTTGTGCTAATAGGGAACCAATAACCAATGAAAGGTTTCCCTGGTTGTCCAAGATGTATCACATTGAATGACCAAATCTTTGGGCTTAACAAAAGATCTTTGGGGACTAAGTTAACTGGTTCACCATTAGTGTGAATTGCCTTTAAGATTTTATTGTTAGTAGAACTTAAGATTAATATACTTTTATCTTCCGGAATAGATCCTGGGTTTTTATTGATGGTGGGTCCATTAAAAATCTCCCCAACAGTATCCTTACTGATAACATCCTTTCTAACAGCCCACCAACTACAAGGTGATATTTCGATATAAGTGTACATAGTATTAAATATGTAATCGTCTGACATCACAACACTTGAATACCTCACCTTGTCGGAATTGACAGTATATTCTGACAAACCGTCTCTAAAAATAATTGGCTTTAAAAATTTAAAGTTTGAATATGACATCCAAACTATATCTGATTTCTCAAATTGACCTCTGTTAGAAGAGTTATTTTCTAAATCTATTACATTTCTTGCTGGATACTGGAGTTGCGTGTTAAACCTTTCAATTGAAAGATCTTTAAGCATTGACATCCATTGTGCAAAGTAGATACCAACATCTTGGTAAAAAACATCTCTGTATTGGAATAAGAACTCAGATATTTCTTCTAATGAATTGGTCATAATATTACCATAAGAAACCTTATTACTACCTAGTATAAAAGTCATTGGCAATATAGCATTAGTAGAAGGGCTTGGTGTTAATGTTAACATTCTAGGAGTAAAATCCATTAAATGGATATTATCTACACTAATCTTTACTAAATTAGCTCTCATAAGTCCATGGAGTACATCATTTGCTCGAGTTTCTGTAACTTCAGTCATCTTCATGAACCTCAATCCAAATGCAAGAGTGCTAAAATTCTTTAATCTAAATGCTTCAACCATTGAAAACAAAGCTAAAACCTCCTTTTCTTCCAACATTGATAAAATTGAATCATTAACATCATTTTGTTTTGATAAAAAAATGAAGAATGCTGCAACGAATTGTTTGTATCTATCTAAAACAATTTCATCTTTTAATACAACATCCCTTATGAAGTCAAACATTGTTAATGTATCAGTCAAGTCTATTATCACTATACTTGAGCCTGCTAATCGGACTTTATCTAGGGAGACTAAATTTGTAAAAGGTTTGAATTTACTTTCAAAGTGAAAAAAATCATATTTCTTTACTATCAAACTCTGATATTGGTCTAACCCCTCTCCAGTAATTAGTGATATACCACCTTTTTCTTTTGCATAGATGATTTTAACTAAATTATCTTTTTCTAATGTTCGCAACTGTATT